TTGCCGAACTCGTGCCGGTTGGCATCATCCATGCCGACGTAGGCTTCCTCCGCCTGGCGCCACACCTCCTCGATGCCTGAATTCAGGCGGGCCTGCACCGCCTCGTCACGCAGCTTCGCCAAGGCATTGCCCAGCGCGGCCAGCATGGTTTCGTCCGGCACATCGACGGCCGCAATCTCAGCGGCTACGTCGTCGGGAAGGTCGTCGATGTTGCTCACCACTTGCCCTTCGCCGCCTCAGCCTGCTTGCGCATGTCGGCGACCTGGCCACGCAGCGCGATCACCTCATCGGCCAGCGGCTTCAGGATGGCCATGATCTGCGCGCGCGGGATCTGGCCGGCGGCGATACTGGTCGGGCAGGCTTCGTTGAGCGCCACCATCAGCGGGTCATTGCTGTTGTCCACCGTCTATCTCCTGAAGCGCAGCCGCGCCCGATGCAGCCAGTCGACCGATCCGACATCACCCCCGCCACCCGAGCCACCGACGTACATGGCGACCTGAAAGGCGTTGGATTGCATGAAGTACATGGGTCAGGCTTTCTTGAAAGTGGCCACGATGTCCTGCGCGGCCTCTTTGTAGTTGGCGAGCGCGTAGGTCTGGTATTCCTGATTCCTGCTGAGGAGGTCGGGGCGCAGCGCGTGCCACCAACTCACCTCGAAATTGCAGTCGTATCCGCCCGGCGACCACCTGGCATCGTCGTGCGGCGCATTCGTGGTCCGCCACTCCTTCGACAGGTAGTAGAACCAGAACTCCCACACCGGCGGCCACTGGTGCGTCATGTCGCCATAGGCCCGGCCGCTGCCGCCGTGCGGTGCGATCAGCGTCATCTGCGCGCCGGGCTTCATCACCCGGTAGGCTTCGTTGCAGAAATGCACCCGCTCGCGGGCCGTCAGGTGTTCGATGAAGTGCGAGCAGTGGATTTCGTCCACCGTCCCGTCCTTCCACGGCCACCGTTTCCGGAGGTCGGCCACCACGTCCACGCCATCGAACTTGATCGAATCGACGCCGGTGAAGCCTTCCTTCTTGCGGGTTCCGCAGCCCAGGTCAAGCCTGAGCGGCGGCAATGCCTTCGCCGTTTTCTTGGCGGCCATCTGCTTCCCCTTCGTCACCACATCATGTCGGGCGGACCGAATTCGCCTTTGAGGTCGTAATGGCCGACGCGCACCGAGCAATCGATCGCGCATCGGTAGCCGTACTTCTTCGCGTCGGACCAGAAATAGAGGTCTTGCGTCGAGACGCCGTGCATCTTCTCGGTCTTGAACCACGGCCGGCGCAAGCGCTCGTCTCTGAACATCGACAGGCGCCAGAGGTTGAATCCCATCCCGGTACCGTTGCACTCCACCAGTCCGCCGCTCGGATCAGGCAACTGCGGCCGGAAATTCAGAACGGGGTCTTTCGGGTCGCCCCACACCTGCGGCACACCACCCATTCCCTTCGTGTGGTAGAGGCCGCCAATGCACGCGAACTCCGGATGCGCCTCCATCCGCTCGAGCAGCCGCAAAACCCCGTCTCCGGGTGGTGCGTTGTCATGCTCCAGCGTGAGCACGTATTCCCACTGCGAGAACTCCGGATGCGCGAGGATCGACGCCAGCGCGTTGCTGTACGCCTCGCCCACCTCGTAGCCCTGCGCCAGGATCGTCATCCGCCCGTTGTTCGGCGGGTACGCCAGGTTGATCCACGACAGCACGCACTTCGCCGGCACTAGGTCGGCCGCGGGCAGGATGCAGACGATCCGCTGCCGCTTCCAACTCCCTCCGCGCATCAGGCGGCCCTTCGTGGCCTCAAGGTCTGCGTTGTGCGCACCGCCGAAATCGGCGGCCATCAACTGCGGCTTCAATTACAGGAACCTCCCGAGGCGTACATGCGCCATGACGTTGGACGCCAATTGAGAAATCTGGCCCATGCTGATGCTGCTGATCGCCGTCCCACCGCCCACCGAAGCGGATCCGTTGAACAGCCACAGTCCATGAGAGGCTGCGTTCGATACCCGCCCCATCTGCGAGCGCACCGAGGCGTTGAACGCGATGTTCCCGCCATAGCTCAGAGAAATGCCAGCCCCGCTTGCGTTCGTCACCGTGGTTTGGGCGGAGGTCGATTGGTTGTAGGCAATCCAGTACTCACCCTTGCCGAGAGTCCCGGCCCAATCCGACAACCCCATGAACGCACCCGCAAAAACGGTCATGTGCGTGCTGCTGATCTGGATGGACGCATTCGACACACCATATGACGTGCTGTAGGTCGAAGTTCCGCCGCTGATCGGGTAGGTCATGCCGTGCTGCATCGTGTAGTTCGACCCGTTCACGCCGGCCGTGTGCTGCACCGAATACGACAGCCCGACCGCCGTGCTGCTGATGCTGCCCAGCGACAGGGAATTCGCGCCGGTGCCCTTGGTATACAGCACCATGCGGTGCGTTTCCGTCTGGCCGTAGCTGAACGAGGTGTTCGCCGTCGTGGCGAAACTCGTGGACCCGACCGACATGGACCGAAGATTGGCGATCCAGTCGAAACTAACGTCCTGATCAAGCTTGAGCGGCGCAATCTGGAACGTGCTTTGCGTCGGCCGCTGGAAGTTGCTCTGGTTGGCAAACGTGAAATTCTCGGCAAACGAGATGTAACTCGGAATCTCGTAGATTGAAACGGTCGCGCTATTCCCGTTCACCGACTGCGACAGGGCAATCTCACCCGAGCCGACGAACACCACATTGCTGCCCACCGTGCCGCTTGTCCCGGCCGTGTTGCCAAGGTTCGACATGCCAGCGCCGAACGCCCCACCACCAGATGGCGCGCTGCCCGTCACCGTCGAGCCGGTCAGCCCAAGCGTAATGTTCCCCGACCCGTTGCTGTTGCCAGCCCACAGGATCGGCATCGTGCTGTTGGCCGTGCTGTTGGTGAACTGCGCGCTGTTGTAACCGTCGCTGCCACCACCCCCTCCGGCATCGGTGTAGCTGGCCACGATGCTGCCGTTCGAGGTGTAGAAGCTCACCCCGTTCAGGTTGCCGAACGTCAGCGTGTTGGCAGTGAAACTCCCGTTGCTGCCGCTGAAGGCCGGGGCATTGGCCCCGACAATCGACAGACTCACCCTCGATCCATTGCTCGACTGGTTCAGCGTGATGTTGTTGCCACCGACCAGGATATATTGCAAGCCGGCGCCGTCAAACGTCCCCGTGGTCCCGGCCGTGTTGCCGTTGGTACTCATCCCGATGTTGATCGGATCGAAACTCGCGGTCAGCGTCGAACCGTTCAGGCCGAAGCTCATCTTGTTCGCATTGGCAAACCTGATGGCCGACAGGTTGTTGCTGGTCGTGCCTGCCGAGACGTTGATGTTCGATAGCCCGGCCGCCGGCGCCGATAGCGACAGGTTCAGCCCCGCGCTGTTCAGCGTCGCGCTCGCGCTCACGTTCGTGCCGCCAAACGTCGTGCCCGTCCCGGCATAGCCCCGGGCGTCGATCGACAGGCCCGCACTGTTCGCCGTCCAGGTCATGTTCGACCCGGCCGTGGCCAGCCCGATGCCGTCCGTCGAATTCCGGGCCGTCGTGATGTAGTTGCCGACCGACACGCTCAAGCCGTTGCTGGCAACCGTACCGCTGGCATTCGTCCCGGCAAATACCGCATTGGCCTGCACGAAATCCGTGCCGCGGTTGCTGGCCATCGCCGTGGTCAGGTAGGCCGCCAGATCCGGCCCGATGACCGACATCGCCGTGCCGTTGCCGGCCAGCGTGACATTCCGGCCACCATAGAACGCCGCGTCCGTGCCGCCGAACGTCGAATTCCCTTGAGTGTTTCCGCCCAAGGCGAAATTCAGGCTGTGGACTGAATTCCAGTCCGACGGCCTCACCAGATCTGTCGCGTTCCCCGTAGCGGTGATGCCGTCCGACCCCCAGACCGTCACCGTCCCGGTGAAGTCTGCGAGTGTGTCAACCTTGGCGTGCGCAATGGTCACGCCGAATCCCCTACTTCAGCAGGTCCGCAGCCGCAGCCTTGGCTCGCGCCAGGCGCTCTTCGAGGGCCGCGACTTCGGCAGTCAGGGCGTCACGGTCCTTTACGGACGCCGCGATGTCCGCGTTGACCGCATCCAGAACCTCGCGGGTATTCGCGACCGCCTCTTGCGCCTTGTCCTCGCGCGCCCTCGCTTCGGCCTCGGCGTCCGCCACGATCTGCGCCGCACGCACGTTCGCGGTTTCGCGCACACCAGCCGCCACCGCCTCGGCTTCCGCCTTCATCTTGGCGACCCGACCGCGGCAATCGGCTTCGTGAGCATCACGGGCCAGCCGCTCCGTTTCGTAGGTCCGGCGCGCTTCACCGAGCGCCGCCTCCGTCTCGCCGACCGTCTGGCTCAGGTTCTCGATCTGCGCCGTCCGCTCGGCAATCGCTTGCTCGAGGCTGCCCAGGTTCTTGAGCAGGTCCGCCACATGCCGGAACGCGTCCAGCCGGGCAATCTCGCGCTCGATGTAATCCGCTGCCAACGTGGCATCCATGATCAAGTCCTCATCGTGTTGCTGCGGCGCAGGATGGCGTAGACATCGAGCGCCGTCGTGCCGTCGCCGGCCGACACTCGCGGCCTGCTGTAGCGCGGGATCTCCACGACCTGTTTCACCGCCGTCGCCGCCGTCAAGCTCACCGCCGACCCTTGGGCGTTGTTCAGGCCGCCGTAGCTGATCGCGGTATCGTTTGTGCCTTCCCAGACCACCGTGCCGCCCGCTCCGAACGTCCCGGCCGCTTGCACGCAGCGGTCGCCGAACTCCGGAAACTGGACCGGGGCGCCGTCGTCGCCATTGGCCAGGCCGCTCCACTTCACCAGCAGGACGGACCCGTCCTGACTGATGTCGGTCACTGTTGCGGTTTTCGTTGCCATCTCTGCTCCTATCCAAGCGCGCCCATGCCCGAGTCATAGACCGGCGGCGCCTCATATACGGTGGGGTCTTTCAGTTTCGGAATCGTCGGAATCGCAAAGGTCAGCGCCAAACTGTCGGCCCGGTCCGGGCTTTTGATGCCCCGCCGCTTCGCGTCTTCCTTGCTCTCGATCAGCAACTCGCCGCCGCGGTAGAAGTACCGCAGGGCCGTCAGTTCGGATCGAAGGTCCTGATCATTCGGGATGCCGGCGCCAGCCAGCCAGTCCCGCATCTGCCGCCACATGTTTGCGCGCAGGTTGTAGTCCTCGCCGTTGCTCATCCGCAGGGATGAATTCACGTCGGCGACGATCTTGCGCACCTCGAACTCCCCGGTGCGCCGGTTGTTGATCGTTTCGTCCGGATACCAACCGCGCAGCATGTCGGCCACGCCCGCCCCGATCCCGATGGTGTCCACCGCGATTTGCTCGGGCTTCTCGTTGTAGGCCGCCACCAGGCTACGCACCCGGGCCGCGACCTGCACGGTGTCCAGCTTCTGCATGACGTGCTGGGCGAGTAGAGCCCTGCCGCGGCGGAACGTCACGCAGGTCTTGTCATCCCCGAACCTGGCCACGTCCACGCCAACCCGCAGGCCACCGCCCACCGGAACCCCGGCCGGGCCACGCTCCGCTGCTTCCGCAACCAGGGGGCCGGGGATGAATGCATCGGTCACCGACGCTTCATAGTCCCGGTCCACCTCCTGCGCGAGGATGTGTGGCTCAAGGGTCGCCTTCTGCTTGGCGTACCACTCCGGACCCTTCCTTGGATCATCACGCCAGTCGAACACGAACACGGGAATCTTCCCACCATGCCGCTTCTTGTGGAACGGGTTGCCCGACCCCGCCGGCGTGCTGACGTCAATCTTGCAGTTCGAGGTCTGACTCAGCGCGGCGTCGATCGCTTCCGGATGTTCGTAGAAGGCGCTTTCGTCCTTGAAATACACCGTCGCCCGGTTGCCGCGGCCAATGTTGTCGCCCGCCTCGCCAACGATCGCCGATCCCGTTTCCGGGTTGACGATGCGCATGAACGGCTGGTGCTTGTCCGGATTCCAACCCCATGGCATGAACTCCGGCGGCAGCCATTCCAGCGTGAACCGGATCTTCCAGAACAACGACTTCGGATCGCCGATCTTGTCCACGTATTCTTCTTTGCGGCTGCCGAAGCCCACCACCGTGCCAGGCCAGAACAGCCACATCCAGACGGCAAATGCCACGCACAGCCAGGACACACCCATGTCCCGGCTCTTCTCGCACAGACCGTCCTCGCGCGCCTGCCAGCGGGCCTTCAGCCAATCAAGGAAGTCGGCCTGGCGCGCGAACAGAACAAACGGCACGCTGGTCGGCAACCCGACATCGGCATTCCGAGGGTCGAACGTGAAGCACCAGTCGTCAACGAACTCGACCGGATGGTGCTTGTAGAACTCCTTGATGGCCGCCAGTTCCTCGCGGCTCTTGGTCCGCAGGGCCTTGAGCATGGCCGTGCGCCGCCCATATTCGGCCCGGTAGTCCGGGTGATGCCAATCCCACGCCCCCTCAGTGGAGGGGTTTGGACTGCTCACCGGCCTGCAGCAAGTCGCGGTACGCCTGATCTGGCTCGAGCGTGCCGGTGCGGGTTTCGGTCTGAATCGGGCCGCCGCCGGCGCCCGTGTGTTCGACCGCCGCCAAGCGCGGATGCATGTACGGCGCCGCCCGCATCGCCAGTTCAGCCGCTTCGGCCAGCAGGGCAAGGCGTCGCTCCCGCGTTGCCGTATTGCCCACAGGCTGCTCCAGCGCATACGCATGGTTCTCGCGCATCGCCTGCAGCATGACCTCAAGGGGCGTGATGCCCTCCTCCACCGCGCGCTCGGCAATCTCCCGAGTCCGCTGCGTCACCGAGCCTTTCTTGCGCCCGGCGCCTTTGCGCGAACCGCCCCGACCCGCGTTTGATTTGTTTGAATTCATCTGATTTGCAATGCTCATGTCATTGATCCGACAGAGAAAAGAATCAAATCAGTGCGGCATCACCAACGCCAACCGCTTCACGCCTTCGATCGGCTGCATGGTGTGGTGATTGAGCAACAGTCCGAGGCTGCCGCACTTGGCATTGGCACAGTGCAGGCGCCCCAGCGGGTTTCCCGGCCCCTTGGCGCGGCTCAGACGCTCCTGGCATTCCGGGCAGGGCGGGTACATGGCGTTCTGCACCGCGGCGACACCCTCGTCGGCCGTCAGCACCTGGCCGTCGGCGCCCACCATCGGGGCGGACATGGCCGCCGCCAACGCATCAACGCCACCTTCTTCCGAACCGTGGACGCTTGCCGCGCCCGCCTCGGAACCCGCTTCGCGCATGATGCGGTCCAGTTGCCGCGTCAGCATCAGGATCACCTGACACGCGGTAGATTCGGTGTCGAACCCTTCGGCGTAGGTGGTTTCGACGTGCAGTTGCCCGTCTTCCCCATCCCGCACTCCAATCTTCGCAACAGCCATCATTGCCCCCTTCTGTGGTTGGTCAGCCGTTGTAGCCGGCCTCGAACTGGTCCCCGCCGGCCGGCGTGACCTTGCGCATTTCAGCCAGGACGAGCTTCAGGGCTTCGCCCGCGGTCGCCGCCTTCTGGCCCGCCGGTTCGGCATTGCCCGCCTGCTTGTGTTCGTCCATCTCCTGTTGGAGCGGCTCGCTCGAGACTTCGTAGCTGCCGTCCGGGTAGCAGAGAATCTCGATGCACACCCCGCCACCGGACGGTTCACCCTGCTCTTCGGCCGCCGGTTGCGCGCCTTCGGCGCCTTCGTCGTCCATTCCGGGCGCCGCTCCAGGCGGCATGCCGGCCATCACAGTTCACCCGGAAACGGCACGGCATCCTCGCCGGGATCGTCGCAGGGGTCCCATTCGCTGGCGTCCGCCGCCACGCGATCCAGGAACGCTTCCGCCTTCTCGTCGGACTCGAAACCGAACTCCGCGCCCGTCTTGCTGTTCTTCAGGTAGACCATGACTGCTCCTTGTGGAATGGGTGGCGCCGCCCGGCCCCGAGCGGCCGAAGGGGGAACGACTTGGGCTTCTCACCGTCGGCGGCCTGCGCACGGTTGTTGCCGCCACCGCATCGCTGGGCGGGAAAAGAAAAGCCCGGCACTTGGCCGGGCTGAATCCATCGCAATCGCGATGGAGGAGACAAAAGTTAGTCGCGCCTGAGTCCCTACTTGTCGAGCCCCGGGACGGTAAGCATTGCTCGACTCACCCGCCCCACCACACGCGACCTCGGGGCGCTACGCTCTGGTTGCGGCGGCCGGCTCTGCCCCGGCGATCTCCTGCTTATGAGGCAGGCGGGATGCTGACTTCCCCACACCGCGATCGAATCTCTGCGCCGACCGACTCCCAGCCGTCATAACGACCCGCAGGCCATGCGCGCAATGTCAGGGCGCACCTTCCCCCGACTTCTCCTAGACTAACATGGCAAAACGCGCCCTTTTTATATTTCCACACCATGCGCAATCAGGCGCGGCACCAGCGCCCGTTTCGCGTCCTCAACCGTCTCGTCCGTCACCAGCGGCCCGGCCTGCCCGCGCTGATTCGACCGGAACACCGACGCCTGCCGCTCGCGCTCGATGGCCTCCCGCATCCTGACCTGCGCCACGATCCGCCGGTTGTAATGCTCCTGCCACGCCCAGGCATGCAGCACCCTGCGATGGCTCTCCGGCATCTCATCCACGGCAACGTCCACGATGGCGCAGATATTGCGCAGGATCGTGTCCAGCACTTCCTCGGTGTGCATCCATTGCCGGCTGGTGTCGATCGCCATGCCGTACCCCGCCGGCGCGGCGTAGTGGGCCGCCGGGTTGGGCCTGACGCAGAACCACCGCGCCCAATCGTCCACCACCTCGTCAAGGCGGCGCAGTTGATTGAGAGACAACCCGGTGCCACGCTTCATGTAGACCTCGCAGGGCTCTTGTGTTGACAACATCGGCACTCCTCGCTCTTCCAGAAAACCTGACCGACTCGGCGTAGTCGCCGCCCCGCGGCAAGTGATAGCGCCACGCCCTTCTACTTCTCTCGCCGAAATTTCCCTGCTCGCCATGCCGAACCGCATGCAGCTTGCGTAGGCGCTTGAGGGACCAATGAATCTGCTGTGCCGTGAATCCGGACCCCAGGCTCAGTTCGTAGGCGCTGGCATCGGCCTCCTTCAACCTGGCGATGATCCACGCCGTGATGTCGCCGCAGCCCGTCGTCGGCCCGCGCGCGCCCATCACTCCACCTCGTCTATGCCGAGTTCCCGGGCCATCTTGATGTCCTCAAGCCGGTGCCGCACGTCGCGCTTCCTGCGCTCCTCGTCGGTGAATTTCCGATTCAGGAATTCAATGTCGGCTTCCAGAGAGCCACCGGCCACGACCCGCCGCATCTGCGCGGCCGATCCGACGATGCTGTGGTGAACGGATTTCGACAGGGGCGTCGGGCCGGGGATCTGGACGGGTTTGCCCATCACACCTGCGCCCGCGCCAGCAGGGGCGCCTCCATCGCGCGCATGGCCGCGCCGAACAGCAGATGAATGCTGCCGCCGTCCGCGTCACCAAACCCGAACAGGCACATCTTGTCGCCGAACGTGACCACGGCGACCTCGCGCACCTCGCCGTGTTCTCCGGTGGAACCATTCTCGACCTCGTCAGCCAGCTTGCGCAGCATCGCTGGGATGTCGCGCGAGTTGCTCTCGTAGATGGTCTTGACCTCGGCGAGCGCCATCAGTACCGCCCCCGCGCGATCATCACCACCGCACGCGCCGCCCGGATCGATCGCTGTTTGCTGCGGAACCGGCGACGCCGAACCGCACCTTTGGGACGCACGCGCTCGACCATGTAGCCAATCGTTTCAACTACTCTTTGACGAAACTCAAGCGCCGCCTCGTGCGAGATTTTTAAATTCAGGCCGGGGACGACGGGAATCGACGCCTTTTGATTCCCCACCATGATGATCACAACGCTTTCCCGCAAGTCCTCACGAACGTAGCAGCGCTCTCGCGGAAATTCCTTCATCAACTGCTCGTACACCCATTTCAAAACGCTGTCTAAGACCATCACGCGACCTCCGCGCGGTCTGTTTCGGCCACCTCGATGTCGGGCGGCAGGATGCGGATGCGGTCGCGCTCGATCCCCCAGGTTTCCCCGTCGTCCTCGTACAGCACAGCCATCTGCTTCGCATCATCCAGCCGCCCGCACAACACACACCCCGCTTTGCCGAGCCCCCGCCAAAATCCGGCAATTGTGTGAATACGCCCGAGCCCCACCTCGCTCCCGCAGCACGGGGTCGGCCTGACAATCATGAACATGTCCCCGACCTTCATCACGCCACCTTCTTGAGCGGCCCGTAGACCAGCCGCAACGTTTCCGCCAGCAGGTCAAGCTCGCTCACCTTGTATCTCCGGTAGATGCCGTCTTTCTTCAGCGTGTGCACGCCAGTCGCGCCAGTGTGGTGTTCGGGGCAAAGAGGGATGGTCAGGAAGTCATCCTGCCGCTGCGCCGCCCCGGTTTCTTCTTCCAGGTGGTGAACCTGCGCCGGCGTGCCGTCGATGCCCATGTGCCGGCAGAGAATGCAGCCGAGCGCTGCGACGCGACCCATGTGGCGCTGTGCAGGCCTCATCCCCGGCACCTCGCCGGCCGCTTGATCGTCACCCGCCCCGGCGCGACTCCCATCAAATCGCGGATTGGCACCGGCCAGAAGTGCAAGGTTCCGCCCTTGTCAAGTAGGTACAGCGCCTCGCTCGTGAACGCCCCGAAATCGCACCCGACAATGATCGGCGCCGACCTCGGCACCACCCGCATCAGCGCATCGGCGCGCACGATCGCCGGTGCCGCGCCCAGCGCGAGGATTGATCCGAGGAAGCTGCGGCGGTTCATCCCTCGAACCCTCCCAGCACCGTTTCCATCATCTCGGCGCGCCTGTCCGGTGTCAGGTGAGGCCACAAGACCTTCTGCGCTCTCTCCCCGCGCCAGAACCGCAGGCACGCCTCGTGGAACTCCCGCATGCCCTCCTCGTCCAGCGCGCGATAGCTGATCGAGCGCGGGATCGGAATCACCCCGCCACCGCCGGGTCCTGGCAACCAGTCCACGAACCCGGCGCCGATCTTCGTCCAGGTGCGGAACGACTCGAACTCGCTGATCCGCTCCTGCGCCTGGAACACCGCCTGCTCCATCGCCATGTGCCGCCGGTGGAACGGCCCGCGCCGCGGGAACCACGT